TTAAATTCAAGCTCAATCACCGCATGCAGAAGCGGCTGAGCTGTAGTGGTATCGTGTAAAATTCTTTGGTTTGTGGATACGCATATCCACGTAAAATTAGTGGTCTTGGTCAGTTTGTGCGCTACCTGTTTGGTCTTAAGTATCATATTTGTTAGTGTTCCGCGCTTTCTTGGGTTGTTGTGCCAAAAATGCACGGTCTGATAAGCCCTTCCGAATACTGCACCCTTGTTAGGATCATCTACAAGCCAAGAATCCGCGAGGTATACAAACGGATACACCGCTCCTTCCGGTGGCAGAAACGCGTCATATACGTTGTCCTCACCGAATAAACTTACAAGCCTTTCTCTAACTGCTAAAAATAATTCTTGTTGTGGATCCATTTGCATCACCTCACTTCAATCTGCTCTTAATGAGCCTGTCGATATCGCGTAGAAATATGTTTTTTTGGACGTCAAGTGCCGGCGTAACGAATGGCTGCGGTTCCATAAAACGAGTGCCGCGTTCAATGTATTCGCTGTATTCGGTTTCGGGGCCAACTTCGGCCGTGTTGCCACCGTCAGTTATCTGTAAAGAGATACTTTGCTGCGTTGCACCGGTCGAGTATCCGCGTGTAAAGACCGCCTCGCGCTGCATTCTCTGTTGCATTTCCGCGCCGTTTTGCCTAACAACTTTCTCCAATGCACCCGGCTTTGCGGCATCAAGCAGTTTTTTTTGCAGCTCTGTAACGCCTTCAATTTTGATTTTGACTCCCATCACTGCACCTCCGAGACAAAATAAACGTCTTTGGTTCTGAGCCGTCTGCGGTAATCCACAGCATATCGTTTAGATCCAATCCGAATGTGGTCAAACGGCTCGGTATGTTGATTCTGCAGGTGGACTGTAAGCCGCCCCTGCCTGATTTCGCCATAAATCAGCCGCATTGTCTCCTGTTTTGTGTCCATAACCGCCGCAAACGCCTTGATTTCCTCGACCGAATCATCGTCATAGTCGCCAGTTGCCGGATTAAACGCTCCTGGAACCGCTCGCTGAAAGTAAATCGGAGTTTCGTATCTCATAAGAACTTGATCCTCCCCTTAAACGGCACGCTCTGGGACGTCTTGAATGCCTCTATCTCGGTCATAAATGGTTCGAAGTCATTATCACTCCATGTCATGTTTTCACCCTCTACAGAGTGAGAACTGAGTCCCTCAGAGCCTATACGGTTGAACCTTGCTACGCATACCTCCGTAACGATGTAGGACAGCTTAGCCGGGACTGTATCGACCCCAAGCAGCACAAGCAGACGGGCTGTTGTGATTGAGATAATCGTGTTCAGCAACCCGTCACTGTCTGTTCCTGTAAGGCCAAGCAGATTTTTGATGTCGTTAAGCATTTCTAAGCCTCCTTACTCGGCGGCTTTCTCTCCCCCGGGCTCTTTAGATTTAACTTCTTCAATTAGCGGTATTCCCCTCGCGTTACCGGAGCCAGACAGTTCCTTAATCCTTTCAGGCGTTGTTTTTACGCCGCTTCTCGGATAATCGTCGCCGACTTCGTATTTGTGGTAGACATCTCCGCCTTTTGTGGACTTAAAATCCGTCAGATCGTGGAATTCTTCGATAACTTTATACATTCGTTACCTCCTTATGCTCCCGTAACGGTGACCTTCGCAACGGCTTTCTTGTTATCCGGCAAAATGTACTCCCCGGCTTTACCTGCACCCTGCAGGGCTACGCCGTCGAAATCCTCGGATTCGATCGTTCTTGCCGTTTCAATTCCAGTAAACGCCTTACCAACGCCCGGAATGTAAGCGTAAATGACCTCTTTGGTCACAAACAGCGGCGTCGGGATTTCCTCAATCACAAAGCCCTTGAACATCGTTACTGTGTCCCTGTCGATATTGACAGTTGAGCCTTTAGCGGATGTGGTCAGTCCGGTATCAACAATTGCGTTGTTAACGGCCGGGGTAACCTTTGCCACAAAAGTTCCAACTGCTTCGATGTCAACAAAGTGCTTGTGCAGTTCGTTAAAGACGTCCGCCACATTTGCAGCAGTTACAGCAGCGCCGCCCGCAACGGTTTTTCCTGCGTTTGCCGAAATGAAAGCTCCGTGCTTGGCGTTGAACTGCGCGACCTTGCCCCTTGCCTGCAGCTCGAGCCTGTCAGCAATCGCCGTATCAAAGCTGTTGTTTACGGTGTGTCTGTCAATCCCTTCATGGAATACCCAGTCCCACTTGTACGGAACATCTGTGTCCGTGTAGACAACCTCAGTTCTCTCTCCGAATCTTGTTGACTTGCCAGTTCCGGAACCAAACGCTACATTTGCGCCCTCGTTATAAGCCGGCGTGCCGCCCTGGCCGACTGTTCCTGTTTTTACAACACAAGCAATGTCGGATGTCTTTAGGCTAAACGCAGTATCTTTGTGCTGGATTCCGTCAAGTGCTTCAATTCCGCCACCGAAAAAGTCAGCGAAAAATGACTGCTTCTTAAAAACTGCCTGGAGCAAATTCTTGAAATCCTTTGTGTAAACTCTCACCGGCTGGTCGTTATTGTCTCCTGCCGCAAACATCTGAAGTGTAAAATTTTTGTTCATTTTTCTCTCCTATCTGTACTTTTCAATACGTTTAGCGATTTCACTTATATTCCCATCGCCACCATCGCCAAAGTCTTTAGGTGTTTTACCTTTAGCCCTCTTGACTTCGGCTGCCTTAACCTGTGAATTAATGATCCCGACGAACCTATCAATGTTCGCCTTTGTGCTGTTCGCGTCAGCTCCAACTACGAAATCAAGAATATCCTGCGTTGCGTCGATTTCATGCTCTTTAAGGATGTTCGTTGCTTCCTTCCCGAGCTCGATTCTTGCCGCCTCTGCTTTCAGCTTCTCGTTTTCAGCCTTGAGCTTTTCCATATCGTAGTCTTTTTTCTGATCCGCGTTCATCTTGGCGAGCTTTTCCGCCTCTTTTTTAGCCTCAGCAAGGTCTTTCTCGTGCTGGGCTTTCCATTTGGCGAACTTCTTTTCAACGATTCCATTCACATCATCATCGGTGTACTTCTTCTCGCCGCCCTTGTCGTCATCCGGCTTGTTTTTTTTAGGATCACCTCCGTCCGGATTGTCATTATCGGGCTTGCCGCCTTCTTCCGGATCAGGTTCATCTGCAAACAGTTGTAACTTCCATTTTCTCAGTTCATCGTTCATTTTCATTTCTTTCCCTTCCATAGTTTTCAGATCCAATGCTTATCCTCCGATTGCTTTTATCGACTTCAACGCTTGGTCGCGCCTCCCGGCTAACTCTGATGCACTCCGGATAGCTTGCCGCTATTCCATTTACGCCAATAAAAAAGGACTCAACCAAGAGCTTTCCGAGCTCCGTCAAATCCTTATATCTGATTACAACATTTCCATGCTGCATATCATGCTCTATATTGTCTCCGGTCAATTCGCCTATGGACACCGCTAATGTCTGTACCAGCACCGATACAGCCGCACAGACTATATCCTCCCCAGGTGGTGCGTGTCCGGCGTGACCTGTCACAGTTATGCCGTCGGTGCATATCTTTATATTAATCATTTTTTGTTTTCGCTAAAGTGCTGATGCCGCCAGTGCTTCGACGGTTGCCGTTAACACTTTCTCAAAAGCGTCCCCCAAAAAGGTCTTTGCTTCCTTCATTCTGCTATTCTCCTTCATAAATGTTCTTCCGGCAAAGGTCACCTGTGGGCGGTCTTGCTGAATCAGCGATCCATCCTTTGTCTCCCGTGTCAGGAACCCCCGAACATAGCCCTGATCGATCAGCTCTTTCATAATCTGGTTCCAATAGCCCTGATTTGTCTTAACCAGTGCTCCCCCGGCGCAGTAATCCAGAAATTCTGGTTCCTTTCCGGCTTTGTTGCATTTGTAAAGGTATGCCAGTATCTTGTACATTACAACTTCCATATCATCATGAGCCATATTCTTCCTCCAATAAAAGCCTCCGGGCTTCGAAAGTTTCCGGAGTGCGTCAAGCGAGTCAAATATCTTGGGGCGAGAGACCGGAATCGAACCGGCATACCCGAATCCACAGTTCAGTATCTTACCGTTAGATGACCCTCGCCATATTGACATTCTCTGGTGTTTGTGTTAAATTTATTTTTAATAAAGCGTAAGCTTTTAAGAGGGTAGTCCCCTGACCCATTTAGGTTGGGGCTCGTGCTACCCTCTTTTTATTTCAAGATTGCTATAACCTCATTACCATCTTTTATAAGAACTCTAATATTTTTGTTCTTGCCGCTTCTTTTTAGCCGGGCTTTAGCCACCTCAATCACCCTCTGCGTGTTTACGACATTACTGCAATCAACTAGGACACCACCGGGATTATTTTTTATCTGCTGTAATCCGCGGTGGACAAGTTTATCAGTTCCATTAACGCTTTGCGGCGTTTTCAGCTCCCAGTACTTCTCGCTCCATTCGTAGTCCGGAGTTGGTTCAAGCAGAGATCTTTTTATTAATTTTATATCCCCGCCAAATATGTTAATCAGCCAGTTTGCTTGCGTGATTTCTACCTTATTTTTGTTGTCACGAAAATCATATCCGTTTTCAAACGTGACACGTCCAGAACCAGTCGTATACAATGATTCAAAATCACTAAAGCTAACGCCATTTTTGGCCGCTCCTGAATCTAACCATTTTTCATATGGTTCTCTGTCCATATAAGCCGTAACGGAGCAACGGCACCCTGGATGAAGTGGCGGCGCGTTTTCTCCCGGCATCATATCTTTAACGGGAAAGCCTTTTTCTTCCTCGCATTTTTGCCCAACCTCTTTACAAATCTCACAGACCGGGCTTTTCGTGTACGGAGCCGACGTAAAATTGAGAAACATATACCGGTCAAAGCCGTTTTCCTCAAATGACTGCATTTGAGCCGCTGTCCTAACCCTCGTTAACTCTGTTCTCATTAGCCTTTCCGCCTCATATTTTGTCACGCCGAACATTTTGCGAAGTTCCGGAGCAAGCTGTCTTGAGCCTTTGCCTTGAATCATGCCGCGTTGAAGCAGCATTGACAGTTGCGACTTAAGCGTTGTCTGCTGCCCCCATAATCTCGTACTGAAATTCGCATGATGGAATGAGGCGTTGACTATAGACTTTGCGTTGCCTGTTGGGTCTCTTACGCTCTTACCAAGGATTCCCGCTTGCCGTTCAAACTCGTCCATAGTACGCTGTGTCAATTTTTCGTCAAAATACTTTTGTATTTCATCTATAGACGCGACCATTTCAAGACCAATCATCGACTTGAGCATTTCAAGGCGATTAACCTTCATCGTTAGATTATAGAGCCGCATTTCCTCATTGGCCTGCTTCGAAAAGTCCTTGTTTTTGACGTATTTAGCCGCTTTTCGTCCGTACTCCTCAATATCGAGTTTACTGACGCGCCTTTTCGCCTCTGCCAGCGTTATTCCCTCCTTGCTGGCATACTTGGCATAAAACGAATCAATCTCCTTCTGCGCTGCGTCCATAGCATTGTCATAGTAACGGTGAAGCTCTTTTGTGTATTCCTGCTCCTGCTTTATGTATTTTCGTTGAGCCGCGTGCTCTCTCTTCTCCCAGTATGTTTTGCTATTCATGCGCTATATCACATTCCTATCGTCCATAAGCTGGACAGCCTCATCTTCCGACAGCCCAATGTGCTTAAACATTCTGATCGCATTATTCCGTGTTATCTCGCCCTTCTGCAGTTTTCTCAGTAGCGATGTGATTTCGTAAGTCGACGCACTCGTTATGCCGCCGAATCCGCCCGTTGAGGTTACCTGCGCCATACTTTCAGCCTCTTCTTCATCGATCCTCTTAAGTTCCGCCGCAGGATCATCAACGATAGATAGCACTTTAAGCTGTGTCTCTTTAGAGACAACACCTTCGAACGATCTCGCTACATCCGCTTCTGATTTAAGGTTCTTCGGCAAGTTCCGAGTCATTGTCACTTCAATATCCTTCCATGCGTCCTGACTCGAGCAGTTCGTCGACAAGCTGCACCATATCTTAAAGATTTTTTCAATCGTTTTTGTATTTTTGCGGTCATATGTATTGCCGAGATTTGATGTGTTCCACAACTTATAAGCCAGCGCCTCACCTGACGCAGCATTAGCAAACGATTCGTCGCTGATGTTTGCGACCATCGAGACCTGGAATATGAGCCGCTCAAGTCTATCGAGTAGATTTTCCTGTGTCTCGTCAGCTGTTGGCTTTTGAAGGAATTGGATCAAATAGTCCTTAACCTTATCAGCATTATTTGTTCCGAATATGTTAATCAGCCGCTTGTCTCTGATCTGCCTGTAACCTTCCTCGTTGACTTCGACACCGATAATGGCGAGGTACGCCTCAGCGAAAGCGTCAACATCGTTGCCTTTTTCAGACAGCGCCTTATTGTAAAGTTCCGTCATGCCGCAGACCGCCTCAAACAGTGACTTTCTGCGGTCATTAAGCCTGCACTCAACAACTGGAATCATGCCGTACGGGTTCGGCTTAGTTTCGCTTTCAGTGTATGCTTTATCCTCAAACGGCTTAATCTCGTCAGCCGTTAAGACTTCGCCATATAGTTTGCCCTTGTTTTTCGATTCCTCGCCATGTACTCCGTATCTGACCGCAAATAACGCCCTGCCCTTAAGCGTGTCGTCATATACACAAAACAGTTCTTTCGGAGTGAAGTGTGTAATTTTGGTCTGCGTCTCCTCGTCCTGATACAGGTAAGCCCAGCAGTGTCCGTAAACGTCGCCGTCGGTTGTTAATTCGTAGAAAAAGTCATCGAAGTGCGTACTTGACAAGAAGCTCTGCACAGAATCGTTTATGGATTCGTCAGGATGTGCAATTTTCGGTGCAATTCCATAAGCATAGCCCTGAAATGTCGTTACAAGATACTCAGGAAAGCCCACCGCAAGCCTGTTGTCCGGCTTCCATTCGTCTTTGCTCGGCAAGTCAAATATCCCGTGGAATCCATCATACATTGACTTAAGATATTCGTACCGGACAATCTGTGCCTGATGTTTTTTGATAAACTTGTGCACAATCTCAATATCTATGCCGTTTTCAATCTCTGCCGGATCGCACTTAAGCGTAACCGGCAGCTTATATACAGTTTCTTTTGCCATTCTTCACCTCAAAATTTATATATCTTTAACTGCGCCACTTGCGGCTCATATAAGCAAAGGGTCAGTGAATCCGCACAATCCGGACTTTCTAACCCTCTTTTCTTCATGTCTTCTTTTCGTTCGAGCTGGATTTTGCCGGTCGAACTCATTTTGTACTTTCGGCTGATCAGCTGTTTCGTAAGCTCTTCCGACTTTGGCAGCTGTAGCGTCGGCGATTTGCCTTGCATTGCCGCACTCATGTTTTCCTCAAGCAATTCTTTAAGGTTGCCCCAAAGCTGCGAGCCGAGATTATAATAAAAGTCATCCGTTGCTGATGCTCCGTTGTTGACCGGAATGACTGTTATAGGCAGCCCCCCATCCTTCGCGACTTCGATCAATCTGTCTGTAACGCCGCCACCAACTCCGGTATCATCGACCTTGACCCGGCACTCTGCTATCTGGGGATATGCATCTTGATATTTTCTATAAGTAGCAATAATATTTCCGACCGTTTCCATCGTGTCGTTTTTGCTGTATTTTTGTTGGTCAAATACTTTCATCCCGATCCTTGGCGTAATGACCGTGCTGTCATCACCGAATCTTGCCACGTCACAGCCTATGCTAAGCCGTGTGGCGTTTTTTATGTCCGCGTCGGGTAATTTGTTGTCGATTGCCTGTTCAACCGTCTCGAGGGCGATTAGGGCGTCAAGACTGCGCTTAGGGAAGTCTCCGTAAACGCGGACCCTCACAACGTCGCTGTCATCCCCGTACTTACGGATCAGCATGTCGATGTTGTCCTTGCTCGTCCGGTTGCTTTTGCGCGAATCAACTTTGTGGCAGCGGTACTTGTCCCGATCAGCCGTGTGCGAATCGTAAAAAACACCTTCGAGCTTCGTCGGGTTTCCGCACATCAGGAGCTTATTATCAATCCCGGTCAGTGTGCCAAGTATAGCCTCCATAATCGGATCAGTAAGCCCGGATGCTTCATCAACAACGAATAACATGTGATCCTCGTGGAACCCTTGCATGTTCTCCGGCTTTACCGCGGTTCTCGCCGTAGCAAACCATCGTTCCTCATCACCGATCATGTATATCTTTGTCTTTGTCCACTTGAGGATTGATTTAACTTTGCTTTGATCAAGCCACTTCGCAATCTCTGCCCACAGCATATCATATAGCTGCTGCATGGTCGGAGCCGTTGCAACAACTCTCGCATAAGGGCGGCAGGTTAAAAACCACAAAACCGCACCAGCTTCAAGGGCCGTCTTCCCGACGCCTTGCCCCGATCTTACAGACACCCTATTAGATTCCTGCAGATCATTAAGGACCGCCCGTTGCCACTCGTCTGGCTTAAATTCTAAAATATCCTCA